CCATGGCAGGCAAGGTTTCGCCGGGCCCGCGCAAGGGAATCGAACCCTTTCCCCATAGCGGTCGACCTCGCTACAGGTTTGCCAAACGCGGATAAGCAGGACTCTCCCTGCGGTCACGCCCTGTAAACCCGGCGTTTGGGTGAGCACTTCAGTCCTCCGAAGAAGTTTCCTTCTTCTTGTAGGTTGCAATCTTCTCAAGAGGTGCCCGGAAGACGGAAACGCCCCCTTCATACAAGGGCATCAGCTCCTTAGCCTCTTTCAGCGCAGCCGCTTTACTCGTGCGCACTTCCAACAGTTCTTCGGTGCCGCTGTTCTCGAACACGGCATAAACATTCTTCGTTCGCATATCAGCCCTCCGCCGGGGAAAAGGTGTGTCGGTGATAAAATTGCCCGGGCTTGCCCTTGGACTCCTTCAAGATCACGAAGTCCCGGACGTACAGCCCAGCAAGGGCTTGATCGGGTCCCACTGCAGCCTCCGCAACGGCTTCGATCTGTTCGTCGAATTCCTTGATCTGTTGCGCGTGCCGGGGGTCCGAAGCGGAGAGGCCCGAGCACGCGTAAAGGAAGCCCTTTAGCGCGCCGAAGCCCACTTCCTTGTCCGTGAGCTTTTGACACCACGTGCGCTTGGAGCCGACAGGATCGATTACCTCTCCCTTATCGTTCTTGCGCTGATCTTTGTTCTCGACCACTTCACACTCTGCGAAGAAGAGTGGTTCCTTGCGCCCGCCTACCAGGCACCGGAGTACCTTCAACTTGAATTCTCCCTCACCCAGATACACACCCGCTTCGCTCGTCTTTGCGTTCTTCAGCCCACCAAAAGCAAAACCCATAATGCTCCGTTCCTTTCGAGCACACTCCCGTGTGCGCAGGGATTACTAGCGCATTGCAACTAATGTGTTCGGAACTTTCTTCTACTTCTGCCAACGTGCGCCGGATGTTGGCATCCTGGGAATGATGCGATCTGCAAGCAATAGCTTTTGCGGCTGCCCGAGCATGTCTTGGGCCATGCGCGCATCGGCGTTTGCACGGTCCCAAGATTCCTCGTGCTCCAAGCAAGAGAAGATGATGTCCACTTCCACTTGGTCTTCTTCTTGGCCGTCCCGGTGCGTACGTCCGAGCATCTGTTCCCAGGTATCTGCACTGGGGGAACAAGACGTAACGAGGTTCTTCGACCAAGCCTGCAGGTTGCGGCCCGTTGCATTCGCTGCAACGCTGGCAATGACCGGCCTTCCGGCTGCTTTCTCGATTGGCTCGCCTTCGGCGTTCTGCCCTTGGGGGCCGTAGTAGGGGATGCCCGTAAGCTTGGACAGCTCGCGTGCAAAGAAGGTGTGATCGCACCAAGCGATACCCTTTTCGCGCTCGAGCCATGCGGCGCAAAACTCCAGTGCCGCACGGTCATGCCAGATCGCTTTGGGATTGATCTGGAACGTGGCCCGAATGCCGTCCCACCAGTCCCATTCATCCCGGCGGAGCTTCCCCGCCCGGCACGCGTTCGCTACCTGCAGCTCTGTATCCAGGCTTCGGGAGTGAGAGAGCGTGTCACGTACGAACTTGGCCCATGCTCGCCTTGCGTTTAGCCACGGCTGCGGGGGCCGGGGGTCCCACACATAGTGGAAGCCCAAGGCGAGCTCTCTGGCGTGCCTCCAAACGTCGACAGCTTGGGTAAGCGCCCACCCATCGGGGGTTTCCCAGAGATTACGCAGCGTGGCGAAGTGTTGGTCTGTTTCGGCGTTGCCCGGGACAACGTGCCCCCGGATGTAGAGCGAGCACGCCACTTGGTCGCCTGCGCTCGAGACGATTCCGGGGGTCTCCACTAGGCGCCGATGAAACGCTTTGCGCGCCGTCTGTAAGGCGCTTGTGCCTTGATCTCCCGGGCCTGCGAGGGTGAGTAGCGCCCCGGGGTGAACGCGCTGCAGCGGGTTGATTTTCTCGTCCAGGCAAAGGGACCACTCTTCTAGTTCTGAATCTACTAGGGGGATTGGCGCACCCTTGCCGTGCGTCCACTCGAGTAGGTGGGCGAAGTCCTTTACGGACCGCTTGAGCACGGTGCCGGACATTACGAGCACCTTCGTCTCGGGGTTGGCTCGCAGGTACCGAATCAAGCGCCGGGTAACGCCCGCACGCTTGTTCTTTGCTCGGTGCCCCTCGTCCAAGATCAGAAAGTCCGGGCGTGTGAAGTCGAGGAACGTAGCGCTTTGCTCCCGTCCAAGCATCTCGTAGGAGTAGATCCGAAGGTTCGCGGGGAGGTTCCAGTGTTTCGCGAGCTCTTTGCGTTCTCGCTCCGTCTTTTCTATGAGGGAAGCCGGGAGGAGCAAAAGCGGGCGCATCGCGTTGACTACTTTCGGCGCGAGCAATGAAAGCAGCGTCTTGCCCCCGCCAACTCGGATGGGGGCAAAGAGCCCGCCTACCTGTTGCAACTCGTGTAGCGCTTGCGCTTGAATGGGACGCAAGCGCATCGTGCCCCCTTCCTTTGCGTGCTCGCGCGTTAGACGTTCGGTAACGTCTTCCGCTTGCGTTCGGCGGGGCAGTCCTTCGATGCGCCGGAATTCTTGGGTCCGGGCAATCGCACCTCGATTGAAGATCATGCGCGCACCCAAAAGAGGGAGCCGATCATGGCAGCTCTCCGATCTTCCCGATGCTACGCAGACCTTCGTAAACCTCCGTCACCTTGTCCGCCTTCACGAAGTAGCCAAGTTCGTAGCCGTGTCGGAGCAACCAACCTCGAACATGCCCGGCTCTGACCCACGCCTTGTGCGCGTCAACAGTCTGCGCACTGCCGGAATAGCCGCTCCGATTCGCTCCGTTCTCCAAAGAAAAATCTCCGCAAAAACGTGTGGAGAACCACTTGCGACCGATCTTGGTAACGACGGCTTCGACTGGAAACCGCCCTACGTTTCCGTAAACGATTACGGTATCCCCCACCTTGAGACCTTCGAACCTGCGGCCCGTAATTCCGATCATGGCTTGGCCTTTCTTCGCACCGTGACGCGACTGACCTTGTAATGCGGCGGCATGTCCGCCTTGCGTTCGCGTCGACGCAACAGGGCAGCGCTTGGCCTGATGTCGTACTCGTCCGTCAAGCCCGGCCAACGCACTCGCCAAAACACCCGCACAACGCGGCGCTCGTGGTCGCGCATGCGGTCGCGGCATTCGTGCACGCTAAAGCACCGTACTTCCCCCGAATCCTGGTCCACGATGTAAGCGACCCTTCCGGCCTCCACCCGGCAATACTTGCAGCGCGTCATGGCCGCACCTCGGTAGCCTTGACCATGTCTTCCAGCGCTGAAGCCAGGGAACGGGCCACGTCTCCAAACCCGTCAGGGCGAAGCCTCCTTGACCTACTAAGGCGGTGAAGCTCTAGAGCAATGCTCTTGATTGCAGGGCGCAGCGATGAGAGCCCTACGCCGCTGCGTTGCGACAACAGGTTCGCGGCTTCGGCGTGGACACGCGCGCGCTCTTCGTTGCGGAGCTTGCGTAGGTCTGGCCAGTGCTCGTGCTCGTCCCCGCTACCCCAGCAGTGATCGCACACGTCACGTGTGACAGAGCACCCACCTATGCCGCCGCGCCAAGTTGCTGTGGACCCGTAAGCTATGCTGCCAAACCCTAGGCACCTCTTGCATGGCGTATCAACGCCGCGATGGTCCAGCATCCAACGCATGCAATCTTCCGTGTTCATGACTTCCCCCCGCTTCCGAATAGGCAATGCCGTAGCCGGTCTCTCTGTGCCTGCGCCTCCCTCAATTCGTGCTCAAGGGACAACCTAAGCAGCCGCTCTCTTTCCAGAGCTTTTGTCAGAGACTGTTGCTCGTGCCTAAGAGTGCGTTGCATTTCCAAAAGCTTCTTGCGCGTTGCAATCAGCTCGGAAGTCGTTTTCTGAAGCAGTTCTTTGGTGCCCACAGCGCACCTAGGCCGCACCTCAGAAGAAGTGCAGCCCGGCGCAGAAGCCCAGCAGAAGCCCCGCTAGCGCGCTAGTCCCGCATGCCTCCAAGATATGCACGCCATGCCAAACGCCGATAGATATCCAGAAGCCAATCACGGCACTCTCGGTGCCACCTTCGAGTGCCCGAATAGGCTGCAAAGTACAGGCTTTCCGCAAGCCGCTCGATTACTGCGTCCGATACCGTTCGGCGCACGGTCCGAACACCCGGCCCGGGGGCGGGCGCGAAGTCGAACACACAAGCCTCCGACTTGTGCACGAGCTCTCCCCTTTCACCGATGTAGTGCGGCCCCACCTTCAGAACCCAACACGTGTAGCGCATGCTTCAGCCCTCCAAGAAGGATCCACAAGTTTCCGCATTTTCCGCAGTGCCCGCTGTTCGATCTCGTACACCTGCGATGGGGAGATATCGAGCCGCTCCGCTATCTCTCGATAAGAGAGACCGAAGGTCTCCGGACCCGGTTTTCGCGCTTCCGGATTCATGCCCCCTCCGTCATGGCGCAGCACTCAAGGAGGCACTTTACGAGACTTTCCTGTGCAGCCCGAACCGTGCTTGAAAGTGCGCTCTCGGCTGCGCTATAGGCTGCGCCCCTAGCTGCGCTCTCGGCTGCGCCCCTAGCTGCGCGCTCGGCTACGCTCCAAGCTGCGCCCCTAGCTGCGCCCCTAGCTGCGCCCCTAGCTGCGCTCGCGGCTACGCTCCAAGCTGCGCCCCTAGCTGCGCCCCTAGCTGCGCCCCTAGCTGCGCCCCTAGCTGCGCTCCTAGCTGTGCTCTCGGCTGCGCTCTCGGCTGCGCTCTCGGCTGCGCTCTCGGCTGCGCTCTCGGCTGCGCTCTCGGCTGCGCTCTCGGCTGCGCTCTCGGCTGCGCTCCTAGCTGCGCTCTCGGCTGCGCTCTCGGCTGCGCTCCTAGCTGCGCAGCAAGAAGTAGCCGAAAGGTCCAAAGCTTTTAGCGAAGTGATAGGCTCAAGGCTTTCCAAGCTGTTCGCATGCTCTGCGAGCCCGGCAAGACGGAGAAAGAGGGGGGCCCGCTCTCGTATGTGCCAATCCAAAATGCGGAACATGCGACGCAAAAGGATCTCATCCCCCTTACCTCGCGTGCCGACCAAGGACAGCAAGACCGGGCGAAGCACCTCCGTACGCTCGTCACTTGGCAAAGAATCGTTCCAGCTTCGGACGACTTCTGCGAGAACGGGGCACACACACTCTGGATGATCGGTGATCTCGGACTCCGGGCTACCCGTAAGCCACGAGATAACCTCCAAAGCGCAATGACCTTCTTCGAAAGTCTCATGCTTGCCACCGCTAAGAACGATCTCCGGCAACTTCGCAACGCGTTCAGGCACAAGTAATGTACCTCTCAGTGCGAGAACACTCACTTTCTGCAAAGTGTTCATGCCCACCCCCGAACCACATACGCGGCTTTCGCTTCCAGCGCTGCGAGACAAACCGCACCCTCGGGGGTGCGCGTAGAAAGCGAAACCGCGTCACAGCTCTCCGCAAGCCGAGAGACGGCAAGAGACAACACGCCCGGCCCTTTCCCGAACGGGATAAACCGATAGTCTTCCGCCCCCTCGCACTCGGGGGACTCTTTGATGATCTCGGAAGCCTTGCTAACGAGCTCCGCCAGAGGGACAACGCTACGCCCTCGAATCGGCGCGCAATCTACGTACAACGCGAATGCGCCCACGCCCGCAACCAACGCACCCTGCGTCTCCTCTTGAACCTTCTTCGGGCGCCCCTTTTTGGGTTTTACCTCATCGGGTGAATTTTGAGGCGCAGCGGCTACCGGGGCACCTGCGTAGGGGTCTCCGTCTACGGGCGCCGGGGGCAAGGCGCTCTCCGGCGGATTGATCGGAACCGGGTCCAATGCAATCTCCTCTTCAGCCGCAGCTACAGGGGCCTGGGCTGCTTTGGCTTCGAGGGCTTCTTTGCGCGCTTTGATAGATGCAAGAACGGAATTCGACATGACGGACCTTAGCCTTTCAACAGGTGACAAGTTGCATCGGTGCCTATGCGGACAACCCCCATAAGCCTCACAAGCGTTTGCGTTCGGCTGAAGCTCGAGCACAGGAGGCGCTCTCCGCTTCAATTCGACGATCTCTAGAGCCACTGAATCGACAACGTGCATGCAGCTCTCGACATGAGAGCGAGACAGCACCACGTCGACAGGGAAGGCCCTGCGAGCTCCTTTGGTTGTAATGTACAACCAACGAAGCGGGGCAGAATCCACGCCGAAGCGATCCATAAAGTCTTGGGAGTAAAGGAGGGCTTGCACGTTCCAGGGCAAGCTTTCCTTCGTATGCGCGTATCGAGGGTTCCCCGTCGTTTTATGATCGTGGATCAAACCGGCGCCGGGGTACGGAGCGATCTCGACATCCTTCGCCCCCGTGTACCAAACACCCGAGTGCTTCGACCGCACGAGGAAGGTGCCTTCTACGATCACATCTTGATAGCTCGCAGGGAGATACGGGACGGCGGTTTGCGCTATTTCCCCGCTCTCATCGGGGGAGCCGTCTCCTAGCGAAAAGGTGAGGTTCCCGCCCTTTAGGAACCTCTCAAGCTGCGCATGCACACGAGACCCAAGCGCAGCTGCAGCGTTCGGGGGCTCCCGGAACCCCTCCAAGTACACCCAACCCCACTTGCGTGCACACTGCAAGTAAGTGTCAATCTGGGAAGCCGATACCACATGGTCCGATGGCGCCGGAACTGCGTAGGAATAAGGGAAAAACAAGGCTCCGCTCCAATCCCGCCGAAGCTCCCCGCCCCGGACGACGCATGTATTAGTGGCAAACTGCAACCCGCGCAAACGAAAAAGTATCAAAAAGAAACTTTGTCGATTTCCGCAAAGCCGGCCTAGCTTCGACCCGTGTCTCGTTTCCCCCTCTTCCCCTTGGTTGATGGCCAGTGCACATGTTCAGAGGGCGCAGCGTGCCAGCGCGCGGGCAAACACCCCTCGGTAGCGTGGAACGCCGAAGCGCTCCCGAAAGGCACAGACATCAAAGGCCCGAAGGGTTGCGGCTACGGTCTAGCGACGGGCGAGCGAAGCGGCTGCTTCGTCGTTGATTGCGACACGCCCGAAGCCGTTCAATCCTTCCAAGCGCAGTTCCCTGCGCCTACCCGAACGGTTCGCACCCCCCGTGGTGGCGCGCACTTCTACTACCAGTGGCCCGGCTTCCCGGTGCGAAACTCCGTCAAGCTCCTGTTGCCGGATGTCGACATCCGAGGGGATGGGGGTTTCGTGGTGCTGCCCGGAAGCATGCACCGAAACGGTAAGCGCTATCGCTTGGACGAGAGTGCGCCGGAAGAGATCGCCGAAGCCCCCGCAAGCCTTCTTGCGTGGCCCGGACTCCAAGGCAAAGAGAAAAAGCCGGAAGCGAAAGGCGAGCTGCAGCCGGTAGCCCTCGACACACCAAGGGGCCAAGAGGCACTTGAAGAAGCTCGGGCTTTCCTCCAAAGCGCTAGCCCATGCGTCGAAGGGCAGGGCGGAGATCAACAGCTTTGGCACGTGGCGCTCAAGTTGATGCGCACGTTCGAGCTCCCCATTGAAACGGCTTGGGAAGAGATCCAAGACTACAACGCGCGTTGCCTTCCCCCTTGGCCCGAAGACCTCTTGCGGCGAAAGCTCATCGAAGCCCGGGACTCTGGAGAGAAGTCCCCGGGGCAATGGCTGCGCCCTTCGACGCTCGAACGCATGTTGCAGGCCTCGAAGAAGGTAACGGCGCCCCCTCCTTCCGATGCGCCAAAGAAGGCTCGGCGCACGAAGACCCCGGGGCACCAATACACCTACGAGGTTACTTCCCTAGCGCCCTCCCCGATGATCAGCAAAGGGCGTATCACGGACGTGATCACGTACCTCTCTTCTGGAGAATGGGAGGGCGTGCTCCAATACGATGAATTCGCAGGGCACCCCTTGGCCGTAGATCCTCCCATCGCCATGCGAGCCGAGAGCGGCGCGCTAGCACAAAGCGATGCTACCAGCGTGCGCGCATTGCTCGAGCACGAGGGCATCTCGGTAGGCAAAGACCTTGTATACGATGCGCTTGAAGCCGTCTGCTATGCGAACAAGTTCGATCCGCTCAAGGAGTGGATCTACAGCCTGCCCTCGGGGGGCCCGGAGATCTTCAACAACCTCGCTTACGATCTCTTTGGCTCCCGTTCGGAGATCCAAGAGGTCTACCTAAAGCACTGGTTCATGGGCGTTGCGGCCCGAGCTCTCGTCCCTGGAATCACGTTCCAAGAAATGCTGATTCTGACGGGTGCGCAGGGGGTCCGAAAAAGTACCTTTGCGCGCTCTATCGTGCCGAACGCATCTTGGTTCTGCGACGGGTTGCCGGCGCTCGAGTCCGACAACGTGATCCGCCAGCTACACGGAAAGCTGATTGTGGAAGTGGCCGAACTAGTGGCCACCAAGCGCAGCGACATCGAAACGCAAAAGGCGTTCACGTCCCGTTCCGTTGACCGATACACTCAGAAGTATGAACGGCACGCCGAAGATCACCCCCGGCGTTGCGCCTTCATCGGCACGACCAATGAAGAAGAGATCTTGCGCGACCCTACGGGTAACCGAAGGTACTGGTGTATCGAAGTCCTAAAGGAGATCCCGATCGAATGGTTCCTAGAAAGACGGGACCTCATCTTGGGCGCAGCTCGTGACCTTTTCCTGGCAGGTGAGCCCCTACACCTCTCGCCAGAAGAACGGCTGCTAGCAGAAGAGCAAACCGCGCGCTTCGAGGTAGCCCTAGAAGCTTCGGACACGTGGACCGAACGCCTTGCGGAATACGCTGCAGGTAAGCAAGAGGTCTTGGTGTCGAAGGCGCTTCAGTTCTTGGGTGTGCCTACCGAGAGGCAAGGCGTGTCCGAACAGCGCCGGGTAGGGTTGTGCCTTCGAGCTCTCGGACTCAAAAGGGAGGTCCGACGGACGCACCTCGGGCACCGGTCCCGGATCTGGCTAGTGCCAGAGGCGCTACAGAAAGAGCAGCCAAGCTTGGAAGTGCGAAACTTCAAGTGAGCAAAAAGGGGTCCTTAGGGGCCCCTTTCTCGTTTTGTCTGTCTTGGATCACTTCCCGGCACCCATTGGATCACTTCCGACACCCATGCGATCCACATATGTGATCCAAGGGAAACACACTGATTCCAAAGACTTGGCAGCTTTTGGATCACTTGGCACCCATGATCACATGAAATCGTCCAACAAACCCTTTTCAGAGCGCACCCCCCGGCGACACCCCTGCGCACTGCGCCGGCACCCATGCAGTTCGCAGGTAACTTCTTACTACTAAGTGATCCAAGTGATCCAAGTGATCCAAGCTGGAAAACACGCTGGATCACATGTGGATCACATAGGGCCGGATAGTGATCCACTACCCTTCCGGTGTGGCTACACGTACCGATTTTTCGCGCATCGACTCCAGGCACCGGACCCCCCAAGGCGGTTTGCGTCTTGGGGCGAATCTGACACGCACGGGCGTTCTGGAGTATCGGACCCCCTCGGGGGGTGTGCGTCGCGAACTCCGCCCGGCGGAAGAGGTCTTCCACGAAGACTCTTTGGCGAGCCTTGCGGATGCTCCCGTAACTATCGGGCACCCTCCGGGTGTTGACTCCTCCAATTGGGAGAAGCTTTCAGTAGGGCACGTGCGAGATCCGAAAAGTGCTGCGCCGTTCGTGGCGGGCACCGTGATCATTCAGAGGGCCGATGCTGTTCAGGGTGTCGAGAGTGACTCCTTAGTAGAGCTGTCCTGCGGATACACGGTTCGGGAAGATCACACCCCGGGCGTATACGAAGGCGTTGCTTACGACTTGGTGCAACGGGATATCCGTTACAACCATGTTGGCCTTGGGCCCCGCAATTGGGGAAGGGCCGGCAATGACGTGGCGCTCAAGTTCGATGGCCTCGCAGACCATGTTCCGAACGGTGCCTATGCTCCCCCTGTAGGCGACACGCCCAAGGGAAACAACATGACGCTTGAAGAAGCCTTGAAGATGATTGACGTGCTCCGAAAAGATTCGGACACACTTCGTGCGGAGCGCGATGCTGCGCGGGCCGATGCCGCCCAGGCCCAAGCTCGCGCGGACGGGCTTAGCGCCGATCAAAAGAATCAAATTGCAACTAAAGAGAAAGAGATCGCAGATCGTGTCTCTCTCGAGCTCCGCGCCATGCAGCACGGTGTCAGTTGCAAGGGCCGGTCTGATTCCGAGATCATGATCGAAGCGATCAAGAAGTCGGACGCCTCCTTTAGTGGAGAGGGCAAGAGTGTGGACTACGTCCGTGCTCGGTTCGATCTGTTGCCGGACCCGGCCAAGGCCGATGCCGCACGCGCTGCGCTCCAAGTGGGCGCTACCCGTGGCGACGGACAAGAAGTGGATCCCATTGAGACGGCGCGCCTTGCCATGATCAAGCGCCACGATACCCAGTACCTGGGGGAGAGCTGACATGCCGCAGACTACTTATACGAGTGACCACGTTTCGGCCCTTGCGGGGCAGGTTGCGGATTGGAGCGAGGCCTCTTTCGTTTCGTACGCTAGCTCCGAGGTGATCGAAGCGGGCCGGCTTGTGGAGCTGCACACGGACGGTAAGGTCCGTGTTCCGCAGGGCACGTCTTTGACGAAGCCCGTCGGCATTGCTGTCTACCGTGATACGGACCTGCCCGGGGGCTACCCCGCTGGAGCAATGGTTACGATCATGCGCAAGGGTCGTGTCTATGCGCAGATCACGGGTTCGGCCCCGGGCGAGCTTGTGGCCGCGAACGTGAACCACTCGAGCACTACCGCGACCGATCGCGGGAAGCTCACTACGACCAACACGAGCACCACTGCGGGCTCTGAGATCTCCGCCCGAGAGGGCCTCATGTTCGTCAAGGCCGGCCCCTCGGGCCTGGGCTTGGTGGAACTGAACTTCCCCGCGTAAGCGGTCCCTTCCAACCTAAACCGTCTGTTTTTACCAGGGATGCCTGGGGTTCTGTAGTCCGTAGGTACAAAGACATGCATAAACGTTTCGATATGTTGGGCGTTATCACGGCTGCGATGATCCGCCTTGAGGGGCGCGCGGACGCGAACGAAACCGCGATGTTTGCGCGACAGCTCGAGCACGTCTTTACCCAGGTCTACGAGGTCAAAAAGACCGCGTCGGTTTGGCGGCAGTTCGCACCGATCAATCGGGAAGTGAGCAACGCCGATGAGGCGCACACCTTCCGCGAGATCGAAAGCTTCGGTGAGGCTAAGTTCGTTGACGGCTACGCCGCTAAGGACTTCCCGAGCATCGAAATCCAGGGCAAGGAATTCTCCGGTGTTGTGAAATCGATCGGCGATTCGTACGCCTATACGATTCAGGACATGCGCCGCGCTGCGCAGACCGGCTTGGACCTCTCGGCCCGCAAGGCGATGATTGCTCGCGATGTCATTGAGCGGAAGCTTGATGACGTTGCCTTCAATGGCGATGCGACCTACGGTTTCACGGGCCTGAAAGCCCTGTCGAACATCATCGCGGTTACCCCCGTGGTGGGCGATTGGGAGAACGCGACGACTGACGGTACCGAAATGCTTGCAGACGTTACGAAGATGGCCGAAGCGATCTTCGAGCAGACCAAGGGCGAGTGCGAGGGCTCGGTGCTTCTTGCTCCGACGAAGGCGTACAAGAAGCTGCGTTACACGTATCTGCCCGGCTCGGGAGGTTCGCCTCGCACCACGTTGGAAGAGTTTATCCTGGGTGGCGTCAAGGGCCTTTCCCGGATCATCCACGCGCCGCGTCTCGACACTGCGGGCGCTTCGAGCAAGGGCCGTTTGATGCTCTTGGACAATCGCCCGGAGGTCTTGGAAGCCGTGCTTCCGCAGGACTTCGAGCAATTCGCGCCCCAGCAAGACGGCTTGCGCTTCCTTGTCCCCTGTCATGCACGTTGGGGCGGTTGGAAGCTGCATCAGCCGAAGGGTGTAGCCTACATGGACGGCACCGAGGCCTGAACGTAAAGAAAGCCCCTAACGGGGCTTTCTTTTTTCCTTGGTTTTGACACTTCGCTACTAGTCTCGTGCGTGACTTGTGAGCGCTGCGGAGATGCGGATCGCTGCAGGGCTTACGGCCCTGTGGTTGCGTGCCTCAATTGTTGGCGCGAATTCCTCAAGAGCACTCGAGTGCTCTCATCCGATGCGCTGCGCCGGGGCGCACCGGATGACGTTCTTTTTTCGGCTGCAAGGAAGTTCTTTCGATGACTTTGGACGAAGCGGATCGGACTTTCATCAGGGGTTTGAAAGCGGAGCGAGACGAAGCCCGGGAAGAATCTTTGCAGCTTGCGGCTAGGTCCCGCTCTCTCGAAGTAGAGCTAAACGAAGCACATGCAAAGTACTTGGGCCTTCTGCAAGAAAAGGTTCAATGGGTAGTGGAGAAGAACGCGCTAAAGGCTTCGTGTAAAGAACGCGACGCAGCTTTTACGGAGAGAGACCTAGCGCGCGCGGCTTTAGCGGAAGCTTGGTCTTCCCAAGAAAGCTGGAAAAAACAGTGCACCGAAAATGCGAGGCTTGTGGACGCAGCCCGTGCGGAGAGGGACCAAGCTCGCACGGAGAGGGACCAAGCGCGTCTTCAGCGGGATGAAGCCTTGAGCTATGAAAAGAAGGCGCATGCGGAATACGAACCCATGCGCAAGGCATATCGGCGTTTGAAAGACGAAGCGGATACCCAAGCCCTTGCCTTCGAGGCTTCCCGGAAGGCTTTGAGCGAGCAAGTGGAGTCGCTTACGAAGAAGTTTTCTTTGAGCATGCAGCGCCAGCATTTCGCGATCGAACAGATGTACGAAACCGCTTATCAGGCTGCTACCCAAGCAATTCGAGATGCGGGGGGGTACTTCGGATCGGATTGCTCCTTGAACCTCAAGGTCACGATCCAAGGATTGGGGGAGTTGCTTTGAGCTCTACAAACCGTGGAGGGCTTTCGAGGCAACCCCACGATTTCTACGAGACTCCCGGGGCCGTTATCGATGCGATCTTGGACGAGCTTCAGATCGGCTCGGACTACTCCGGGGTGGTTCTAGACCCTGGTTGCGGCAACGGGATTATCCTACAACGTGTCTATGATCGCGCACCTAAAGCAGAAACCTACGGAGTAGACATCCAAGGGTCTCTGGTAGAGCAAGCAAGAGCTCGGGGCATCCCTACGGCAAACGTCACAGAGGGAGACTTTCTCGCCCTCCCCGTAAGTGATTGCGATCTGGTGATTGCGAACCCTCCCTACAAGAACGCGCTTGCGTTCGTCGAACGTGCCCTGGCGTGCGTGGCTAAGCGCAAGGGCACCGTAGCAATGCTTCTGCCCGAGGGATTCAAGGGTTCGCGTGGGCGCATCGCCTTCCACACGGCGCACCCTTCGGACGTGTTCGGTCTCGTGCCGCGCCCATCCTTCAATGGCGGAGGTACGGATTCGACGGAATATGCCTGGTTCGTTTGGGGCCCTCGAAGGGGCGGGCGTTGGGCGCTGAAAGAGTGGAAGCGCAAGCCCCCACCCAAGCTGCGCCTTGTGCATGATGCGACCAAGGGGGAGAAATGAGTATAGCCCTCTTGGATTGCATCACAGCCGGGTTGCTCGTAGCTCTCCTCTCCGATCGTGGGGCGAGACATTGAGCGGCTTGGAAGTGTCGCTAGTGTTGGGCGAGTGCCTCGCCTTCGGCGTTGTGCTGTTCGCGCTTTTCTTCGCGCCCGAGTAGCAGCCCTTGGGCCCAGGTAGGCACAAAGGTCGTTATCAAGACCCGATGTACCTGTGCCGTACGTGCGGGGAAGGGGTGCGCGCGAACGGGTGGAGAAAGCACCGAAGGGCCTGCGCACGTCGAAAGAAGTGTGCAGTATGCAAAGACCCTTACCCGTGCGCGTGGAAGCTGTGCCCGAGGTACGCGCCTCTCAGTAAAGAGATCGTGATCCCAGAGCACCTAGAGTTTTGGTTCGCTCCAGATGATCCCCAATGGCTCGTGCGCAGGGGAAGAGGAAAGACATGCAGCAAGAAAAGCGACCGATGAGTGTGGACCTAGGAGAGCCTGTAGGGGAAGAGATCGGGGAGCCCTTGGGCGAGCCCTTGAGCGGTGTTCGTCCGCACCTTTACGGAGACACTGCAGAGCAAGCGACACAGCTGGCGGAAACCGTTTCGTGGGCTTTCATTTGTTGGGCCGAAAGAGGGTTGCAAAAGTGCGGAAGCTGAAGCTAGAGCTTTGGATCGAAGCCGGAGAGAAGTCCTGCGCCCTTCGAAAGGGAGTGTTCTGCAAACACTTGCGTGCGAATCTCATGGGAACGCAGTGGTTTTGCAGCATGTTCGGCAAGGGAGTGCAGGACGAGACAGGAGGCGTAGAAGGGTGGCTGCAGAGATTGCCCGAGTGCCTCGAAGTCGAAGTCCCCTAGACTTCTTCCGTGACGCTTACGGAATTCAAGATCCAATTCCCGGAATTCAAGTCCGTGCCGGATCCCATGCTCAGCGCGCACATTTCCGCGGCGTCGCTCGAGTGCAGCCCGGAGGTTTGGGGCACTCTCTTGGATCAGGGGATCGCCTACCTCGCAGCGCACAAGCTTGCCCTTAGCCCCTACGGCAACAGCGCGAAACTGTCGAACGCTTCCGGTGGCTCTACTTACTTCACCCACTATTCGGATCTCGTGCGCAAGGTCGCGCAAGGATACAGGGTTACATGATGCCTACGGATTGGGACTCCGTTGCGAAGGCGGCGTATGACGCGCACTTCGAGCGCACCCTGCAGCGTTTCGAGGGTTGGCGTCTGAACCACGTGCCGTGGGATCAGTGCACCTTGGCGACTAAAGAGGCTTGGATTGGCGTTGCTAAAACGGCTGTAAGTTCGTTCGTGCTTGATCGGCTGCGCTCTCGCAAGTGCCAAGCGTGCGGGGGCTAAGGTGCACCCTGCAGAGCTCGCCGTAGAAGAGGTTTCCGAACAGCTCTCGGAAAGCACCGAAGGCCTCCCCCTTGAGGATTACAAGGCGGTCCTTTTGATGCTTTGGCAAGAGCTCGAAGATCGCTGGCAAGAAGCTTGTGCAGGGGAGTAGCCCGTGCCCTTCGTAGACAAGCGCGCCAAGTATGATGAGCTAGTGAAGCGCCTCTATGGCGAGGGACGACGCGCTTACGTTGAAGTAGGCGTCTTTGCGTCCGCCGGGGCCGTCAAGCATGACTCTCGGGTCTTGGATGCAAAGCAGGGGCTCGAGAAAGCCGTAGCCGAGGGCACGATCTCGAAGGGGGCCGCTGCTACAGCTCTCGGGGTTGTCTCGCAGAATCCCGCAGCTTGGGCAGAGATACAAGCAGGGGTAAAGATCCTCGCTGCGAAGCAGGCAAAAGCCGCTGCAGGTTCGAAGTTTCAACGGCTAAAGCGGGGGGTAGCTAACGCATCCAAGAGGTTCCGCCAAACGCTGAAGAAGGCGAAGCGATCTCTTAGCCGGCAAGAGAAGAAGGCCAAGATCGTCAGAAGCATCTCTGCAAAGCAGCCAGATCCCCGAGGCAAAAAGCAAAAGAAGCAAGCGGCTGCTTCGAGCCGAACGGCGAAGGAGCCTTCCAGTAGGAACTTGACTGTTTTGGATGTTGCGACGTGGAACGAATTCGGGGCGGGCAACGTGCCGCAACGGTCTTTCTTGCGTGCGTACTTCGACGAAAACGGGCCGAAGAATTCCAAGCTAGCCCTGTCCCTCATGCAGACGTGTGTCACGGGGAAGCGCACCCCGGGGCAGGTGCTCAACTTGCTCGGGGTGAAGTTCGTGGGAGAGATCCAACGTCGCATGGCTGCAGGCATCCCCCCGCCCAATGCGCCCTCTACAATCCGTCGAAAGGGCTCGAGTAAGCCCCTCATAGACACGGGTCAGCTTCGATCTTCGATCGCTTACCGCGCCACATGGGGGAGCGAGATCGTGGGAGGCACCAAGGGCTAGCCTGCGTTCGTGGGATTCCCCAAAGACGCACTACGCACGATCGTCCGACGGCTTACGAGCGTGCACGATGATAACGTGATTTGGGACGGAGAGCCCGAGCCTTTCATTTTGCCCGTGCCGGGGGAGCACGTGGGCATGTTGACGCTTAGTGTCGTAGCGACACAGCAAAGGGGCACCGTGGACGTGAACCGGGATTTCACGGCTTCTATGGAAACCCTGGTAGGCCGAAGGATCGCGACCGTCTCTTTCCGTCTCGAGCTGTTCGGCGCTGAGGAGGCCTATGACGAACTAGATCTCCTTCGGCTGCGCTTGATGCGCCCGAGTGTGAGGGCAGAGCTCAGAGAAGAAGCAGGGCTAGCGCTGGTTGATTCCCCGTCTATCACCACGTTGGACAGCACGATCGATAACCGGGCCACAAGTTCGGCGATCCTGGATTTGCGATTCGCTTACGCGATCGTTGACGTGCTTGGGCCGGATGAAGGCGAGCCCGGGTATATTGCAAGCATCGAAGATCCCACGGAAGACCTAGGGAATTAGGCTCCGCAGTGATCTCGAAGAACACCCTAAAAAGGGCGTGGGCTATCGATCCTTCGGGGGTCCGAAGGCTCGCGAGGTTTGCGCATGCAGAACGCTGGGGCACCCATCGCGACTTTAGCGCTTCCACCTTCGGCGAGGTGCTTGCAGCGCTAGCCGGCTTGGGTGTCACTCCTAACTACCGTTCGACGGGCTACTACTAGCCTTGCGGGGTGAAGCCCCCGAAGTTGCGCGTAGGCATGGGACCTCCCTATGCGATCGAAGTCACGATCCCGGCTAGTACGGACTTCGATCCGGAAGATCCCAGTAGCGCCACATTGCACGCGGAAAAGCCCTTAGCCGGGGAATCCGTTTCGTGGGCCGCTGCGATCTCCGCCCAAGACGCGAATTCAATCACGGTCCGTAAGGTGCTCGCCACAAGCGACCTAGACCAAGAGGGCAAGTGGTTTGTTTGGGTCTCCTTCGAGACCCCAACACCGGGCGATCTCCTTCGCACGGAAGTTTTCGCTATCGACGTTCTCGGCGCAGCCGAGCTTTCCCCCTGAGGGTTTTGAATGGCTATCCAATTTTCCGTAGGTGTTCGTAACGCACGATTGGACGCGATCGAAACCACAGTGGGAACAACGCCCACGCTTGAGCTGAGGACTGGCGCAGCCCCGGCTACCTGTGCCACTGCGGATAGCGGCACCGTGTGCGCGACCATGACCCTTCCTTCGGACTGGATGTCTGCAGCTAGCGCGGGCGCTAAGGCCCTCTCGGGCACGTGGCAGGACACGAGCGCAGATGCTGCGGGCACCGTTGCGCACTTCCGGATCAAGCAAGGCGCTACGTGTCACCTGCAGGGTACGGTCACGATCTCCGGCGGGGGCGGAGATCTGACGCTGGATAACAACGTGTTGGCATCTGGCCAAAGCGTTTCGATTACTTCGTTCACCCTTACGGACGGAAACGCCTAAGCGAAGATGTTTGCAGAGCTCACATATGAAGAGCTGAAGAACTTCCGAGAGGTCAAAGCGAGGGAGATCGCTTTGGCCGAAGCGGAGCTGCGAGCCGTGGAAGACGAAATCCGTAGCCGTGACATGGCCCCTTTGCGGGAGCTGATTGACAAGCTCGGGGGTCCGACTTGACGATCACGTCTTTGGACGGCGCGCTTGCGGGTATGTTGCAGCCTTTTTCCTTCCTAAAAGTGGGTGGGACAATGGAAGCTGCGGGCGTGCTTCATTCGCTTGCGTACGCTTCCGGTTTGCCGGGCGCCATGGCTGCGCCTAGCTCGGGTCTTGCCGGCGCTGCAATCACTTCGCGCGCAGGTCTTATTACGGTGCCCGCACCTGCCGGGGCAAACCTTTCTTACCTCGCAGCCCTAGAAGCAGGATCTAACGCTGCGGGACAACTGATCCTTGTAGATCGGCTTTGGGACAACTCCGGCTTCACCGTTACAACGACGACGGCGCAGACCGTAACGTCAGCTGCGTTCCCCGCACGCGACCGTAACGGGAGCACTGACGGGGCAGGCGTATACCTAGGCATCGAAGTTTCCACAGCTACAACGAACACGGGCGCCATCACGAATATGACCGCGTCCTATACGAACGCGGCCGGAACAGCGGGACGTACGGCTACGATGGCTTCTTTCCCTGCGACGGCTGCAGCGGGCACGTTCGTGCCGTTCCAGCTTGCGGCCGGGGACACGGGCGTGCGCGCCGTGGCATCGCTCACCCTTGGCACGTCTCTCGTGACGGGCGTTGTGCACTTGGTCGCATACCGAGAGCTTGCGCGCTTGTCTCTGCCCGTTGCGAACGTTGGAGCGCAGCTAGACGCGATCGCTACCAAGTTCGTCCGTCTGTACGACAACACGACCCTTAGCCTTCTTTGGCTGCCCACTGCTACTACTGCAGTGACTGTTTCCGGCAACGTTGCGTTTTCGCAGGGGTAACCTATGCCTAGGCGTTCCGTAGGCGGGTTGCTTTCACTCGCGAATCTTACGCGGGCCGGGCTTACGCAGGGCGCTACAAAGGCCTTTTCTCAGGCCTCAGTTTTCGGCGGGGTGTTCCCGTTGGATCTGCCCATGGTGTGGTGGCGCTCGAGCTACTCGGGCAGCCCTTGGTCTGCCGAAGGAGGGGGGCAGGTCTTCCCGCTATCGAGCGGCATTGCACCCTCCGTAGGTGCGACGGTCAACGGCTACGCACCTGCGTCCTTTGACGGCACGGATGATTCTCTAACGACCGGCACGTCCTTTGGACTTGGTGCGCACCTTGAAGATCTGTTCTCCCCTGAAAAGGGTTGGAGCGCGCACTTTGTTGCCAAGTTCGGTGCGCTAGCTGCAGACACCAATTTTTATGATGAGCCCGCACTCATCGCTCAAGATGGCGCAAGCGTGGTGGGCATCACTGCAAGTGCCAGCGGTGTTAGAGCGCACCAATACGGTACCGGTGCGCCGGACGTTACTCCCTACGTCTCGGTAGGTACGACTGATTGGCATATCGTACAAGCCCGCTGGAACCCTGTTACGGGGCTGCTTTCGATTCGTGTTGATGGGGGCCCTTGGTCTAGCGTGGCAATGCCCGACATGTTCAGCGCCCCTGAACGTTGTCTCCGGGTAGGTGTAAACTACAACTTTACGGCGTTCCTAAACGCCCAGATTCTAGAGATCGGGCTAGCCCAAAAGCCTCTTACTGATGCGCAATTCGATGCACTAGAAACGTACGCAATTGCCCGGTATGCACTAGGGGCTGCGCCCGTTGTCGGCACGCTAGCGGTAACTCTAGGGGCGTGTACTTCGAGCGCTGCGGGTGTTGCTCCTTCGAGGGGTACGCTAGCGGCAACTCTCGGCGCGTGTACTTCGAGCGCTGCGGGTGCGGCTCCTTCAAGGGGCACGCTAGCTACAACTCTCGGCGCGTGTACTTCGAGTGCTGCGGGTGTAGCGCCCGTAGTCGGCACGCTTGCGGCAACGCTGGGTGCTTGCACTCTTAGCGCGACAGGAGGGGGCACCCCTGCGATCGGATCGCTCTCCGTTACGCTGGGTGCCTGCGTCTCGAGTGCTGCAGGTGTTGCGCCCTCAAGGGGCACGCTAGCGGTAACTCTAGGGGCGTGTACTTCGAGCGCTGCGGGTGTTGCTCCTTCGAGGGGTACGCTAGCGGCAACTCTCGGCGCGTGTACTTCGAGTGCTGCGGGTGTCGCGCCCGTCGTCGGCACCCTCGCAGCGACCCTAGGCGCGTGCACTCTTAGCGCTACCGGTTCGGCTCTTGCCCCCGTTTCCGGCGCTCTCTCCGCCACGTTGGGCGCTTGCGTCGCTAGTGCTGCGGGTGTTGCGCCAGTTGCTGGCACATTGTCCCGCACGCTGGGCGCGTGTACTTCCAGTGCTGCGGGTGTTGCGCCAATTGCTGGCACATTGTCCCGCACGTTGGGTGCTTGCACTTCGAGCGCTTCGGGTGTGGCGCCCGTCGTCGGCACGCTTGCGGCAACTCTCGGCGCGTGCACTTCGAGCGCTGCGGGTGTCGCTCCTTCAAGGGGCACGCTAGCGGCGACCCTAGGCGCGTGCACTCTTAGCGCTGCGGGTGTCGCTCCCGTCGTCGGCACCCTCGCAGCGACCCTGGGGGCCTGCACTCTTAGCGCTACTGGCGGAGCTGCAGCTCCGATCGTGGTGGCTCGGCTAGTGGGCAAGGCTTCACGTTCTGCAAGGGTTTCGGCTGTGGGCATGACCGGTGCGCGTTGGACGGGCAAAGCGTCAAGGTCGGCTAGGGTTACCGTCGCCGCAGCTTCGGACGAAGCGGCCTAGCCTTTTGGGGTGAAGCCCTGGATTCTTGTGCTCTCTCTGCTAGTGGCAGCGTGCGTGCCCGCGCGCACTGTAACGGGCTGCGCTACGCGTCCCTATTCAGTGAAGATCGATCCCCGATTCACTGCAGAAGAGCGCCGGGAAATCCTGCAGGCATTCGACGAATGGGCAAGGTTCTCTAGCGGGCACGCTTTCTTTTTCGAGTCTCCGGACGGGCAAGTAGAGATTGTACGCGAGGGCAACGAAGCCGAAGCCGTAAAGGCTGATGAGAACATGCGCGTTGTGTACTCTCTCGGGCACACAAGACAGCTCGTGCTAGGAGCTCGCGTAACGCTCAATGCGGAGAGGATTGCAGACACGGTGCCCGGGCGTTTCCGCCAGATTGCTATGCACGAGCTAGGGCACGTGCTTGGTGTGAAGCACACCGGAAGCTCTAGTCAGATCATGAGTGCAGAATACACAGCCGACGCCGAACGCTTCGGGGACGGAGACTTGCGCGTCTGTCGAGATGCCGGGGTGTGTCCCTAGGGTTCGGGCATCCCTAGCAAACCCTAACGGGCTAGCGCTTTTACGCGCATGCACGCGTGATAGACATCAAACCAAGATGCGCCTTCGAGGGGCTCGAGCATCCAAGGTGCGAGGGCGGTGTACCTCCCAGAGGGGAGCCGTTCGACAATGATCCCCAGCGACGGGACAACTTGAGCCACAGTGATAGGCTAGTAGCAAATGTGGATTAGCAAGTACGTTTCTTTGGCCATTGTACTAGCAACTCTTGGCGCTTGTGCGCGCCCGGCGCCCCTAGACGCATCGGCGGAAGTGGCGAGAGCAAAAGCCCTGTACGGCCCCGCTGCGCCCTCGCAAGTGCCAAGGAAGGCGCCGAAGGTGCAAGAGCCTGTCCACGTAGCGAGCTGCGCCGAAACCTACGCAGATCGCAAGGAGCGCGCGCAAGACGTTCTTCGGGCGTACCGGGCGCGCTTGGCAGAGACGGCGGAGCTGTACCGTTGGACCCGGGCGCATTGCACGGCTAAGGGGCTAGACGTGACGTGCAACGCCACTCCGCCCCACGGTCTTACGTTGGAAGTCCTAAGAGCTCGGGTAGCCGAGACGGAAGAGGAACACGGCGTACCAGAGTGCCGGGCCGAAGACGCGCGGGAAGGGCGCGCTACGTTGATGTTCTCGGGCTCCGATGCGCAGGGCATCGATCGGCTGCTAGCCGACTAGCCGTTGACTCTGTCAAGCTCGGAAAGCGCACGGGCCACTTGGTCGAAGTCTCCCGATCTTGCTGCAGCCACCACGGCAAGAAGGGCCGGACGCTGTCGCATCAGTAGCCGATAAGCACGGGCCATGGCTAGTGCTTCGCTCTCTTCCGATATCTCTGTGTTTCCGATTCTTAGGAGGAGCTTGGAGATCTTTTCGTCCAGCGTCATGCGCGCCGTCCACGTTCAGAGGGCGCGAGATCTTCAACGCGCTGCTTAGCGCGGGCAAAAGAATCAAGCGCCGAAACCCCCTCGGGCACCCAAGTGCCGGAGGGGGTTAGGACGCAGGGAATCAAGAGTTTCCCGCGTGCGTCGGGCAAGAGTCTTACGTGCTCCAAGACGCTGCAACCCTCTCTTGGCTTCGGTCCCACACTCGCCACAGACGGCGCAGTTCATAGTTCGTGTCCAGTTCTTGCGCGCGGTCGAACATGCCCAACATGTCCGAACCGGACATGACTACGCACCCCCACGCTTGATCGTCTTCGTCAAAGGCCTGCAGAGCATAGCGGGGCAGGGGCTTTGACGGGGTAGGGGGCTTGGCGCTACTCCGGGCATTGCGGTAGCCCGTGCCCGAGCAAGCAAAACAGATCCCACCCTCGACATGCAGGTATCGAGTGCGGCCGGTACCAGTGCAACGCGGACAAGTGCTTCGCATCCCTAATTAGTATCAGATTGATACTAATGTGCAAGCACTAGTCTTGGGCCGTGGATATTCTCGCGTTTCTTTCCGCTATGGGCACCGTGGTAGGCGCGGCTTGGTTCCTCTCGGGCAAGATTTCCAGCCTGGAAGAAAAGGTCACGTACATGCAAAAGGACTTGACAGAGCTGTACCTTGCGTACCTGCAGCACAGCACGCCCGCCCGCCGAAAGCGGGTGTCGAAGTGAGCTTCCGCAATATCACTTGGCAGCAAGCCTTGGTGCTCGTAGCTGCCCTTGCTGCGACTGTTGCATGTTACAAGTTTCTTGGTCCTGATGCTGCGGGCGCGGCTTCTGTCGTGTCTACGATCTTGGCCTTCTTGATGGGTCGCGATCCTCCGAACGGGCCCCCCGCTGCAGGGGGCCACCCTGCGTTGAAGGTCATTGCGGGGGGCGCTGCAGCTGTGGTGCTGGGGGTCCTTTTGATCGGTCCGGCTGCTTCGCTGATCTCGTGCTCGAGCGGTCTTGGGCCGGCTGATTATGCGGAGATCGGATCGCACACGTCGACTCTGGAGCGCTGCTTTGCGGAAGGTAAAGCGGACGGGGGTCGCAAGCATTACGAAGCCTGCAAAGCAGACGCGGGGATCGAATGAGCGCAGCGGCTAAGGTTCTCGCGTTCCTTTTGGAGCACTTCGACTTGATCGAAGTGATCTATGAAGCGATCGAATCCAAGGGCGCGGACAAGAACGCGATCAAGGCAGCGATCAAGAAAGGGATCACTGCTGCGTATGACGAACGCGCAAAAGCGGAGCTCGCGCCTTGAACCTGGGCGCGCTCAATATCCCAGGGTTCGTTGACGGCATTGATGTCTCGATGCTCCAACACCCGGCGGAATACGAGCGCGTGCGGGAAGCGGGCTTTAGGTTCTGTATCGTCAAGGGCTCCGAAGGCCCTCGGTATATCGATCCGAAGGCTGAAGAGCACATTGCAGGGTGTCAAGCTGCGGGTCTACTCGTAGGGGTGTACGGCTACGCGCGCCCGGGCGATCCTGTCGCGCAAGCGGACAACCTGCTAAAGGCCGTGGGTTCGGTGTGGCTCCCCCGGCCCGTGCTCGACTTGGAAGACCCTTCCTTTTTTGCGTGGGAGCCGAGCCGCGTTGTCGACTTTGCAGAGAAGTTCTTAGACCGTCTCGATACGTACGGAGCTGCAGACGCTGTATTTTACACGTACCCCAGCTTCGCTGCGAAGATACAGCCGGCCCTTTCGCAGAGCTCGCGGTTGGCCCGTGCTCGGCTTTGGCTAGCGCAGTACTTCTCTCTCGAGCGGCCCGTTGCGCCCACGGCGAAGAACGTCGAATGGGCCAAGCCCCCCAAGCCTTGGACGCAGTGGGACATGTGGCAATACAGCGGCAACAAAGGGTATCGCGTGCCGGGTGTGGGGGTGGATTGTGACAGGAACCTGTTCCGAGGCACGCCAGAAGAGCTGCGCACTTGGTTCGGGCGCGGGTAGACAAAACGAAGAAGGGGCCGAAGCCCCTTCCCGATCATTCGTGCAAGCACTTTTCGGTTTCCTCGTATCGAAGCCCCGTGTATTCGTCCGTCTTCCAGACTTCCTTCAACCCCTCACCTTTGCAATAGGGGGCAGATTCGGGGATCTGTAGCAACCCAAGCGGAGATCGAAAGCCCAGCAACCGAAGCAGCGGCCCTTAGGCGTTCGGCTACATCCGGGGCAAGTCGTAGCTTGATCTGCACAGTGCGCCGTTGGTCTTCCCGGATGTAGCCCGAGGGAGCGACCTTTTTCATGCGGGGCTCTTCTTTGGCATGTCTTCTGGGCTAAGGTAGACGATACCGACGATCTGCCCTGCTTCGATCTCGACAGCTTCGCAGCTGTCATTGAGTGCCTGATCAGCTTCTTCCACAAGCTCCGCAAGCGCCTCTTCTTGCTCTTTGCGAATCGCAGGGTCCACGTGCGCAGACCAAGCAATCGGACGTGAAAGGCTTCGAAGCCCCTCAAGAGTGTACGTGCCGGCAATGCTAGAACGCAGGGTCATTGAGACACCTCGCTACGCAGCCTTTGGACTTCGTCCGCATATTCTCCCTTGCTATATGTCACAGAAGTCATGTGACCCCCTTGGCCGTCACTTGCACGCGTGCGTTCGCTTTTGCTGCAGCCGCAATGCATACACACTTCGAGAACGAAAAGACCCCCGTTATCGCCACCCCAAACCCCGGGGTTCTCCTTGAGGCCTCCCACGATCTCGTAGGGCGCACGGTAATCGTGCCCGCCAGAGGGGCAAACCGGCTCTCGGGGGTGAAACGTCCAAGACACCTCCCCCACCACGGCCCAATGGTGCTCCCCGATTCGAAGGTCCGAGAGGTCTTCAGTGGCGGAGACGTACAGCGTAGCGTGCACCCGAAAAGACTCTTCGATCTCCCCGTATTCTCCTTCGGAGATCCAAGCCGCAGCAAAGGTCTTTGCTGCAGCGTCGTCCTTAGCCTGGAACGTCTCGGCCACACCTTGAGCATCTCGCACCATGTAATCAATCATTGTCGGTTCCCTTTGCTTTCTGGGGCAGCGCATCCCGCCCTCAGAAAACAGCCTAGCATGGTGGGTACCCAGCGCAAACCCTTTCTTTCTAAGCCCTCTGACAGGGCTTGTTTTTGGCTCGAATTATTTTCGTAGGCTGGATAGCAGCGACAGGGCAAGCGCTAAAGCTGCTTCGATGTCTCCCGAGTCCCTAATCCCTCGGATTCTTTCGGAGGTTACGGAGGGGTTACCGTCCCCTGTTTCCGCTCCAGGTGCTTGATATCTTAGGCTTTCTCCGGGCCTTCCAAATCCGCAGGTCGTGGGTTCGAGCCCCCCAGCCCCTGCAGCTTTGATATCGTTAGGGAATCCGGCGAAAACTGGGAGCGCTTCCGGAGGCACGGTAACCACTGGGTAACCTGCGCTCGTAGCCCTCGCAGCGGCCCGTAGCGCGGTCTCTCCTAGGTGCGCGTAGCGTTCCGTCACTGTGACAGAGGAGTGTCCTAGCAGTGCACGCACTTCGTCCAGGGTCCAACGGTGCCCCCACCATCCCGCGATTAGCGAGCTAGCGCACGTGTGCCGCAGGTCATGCCAGCGAACCGGCCGAAGGATGCCTGCGGCCCGTAGCAGCGCCCTGAACGTGTCGTGTCGGACGAGCTTGCCCACTTGGCGACGTGCACCCGAAGCCGTGGGGAACACGAGCCGTTCGGGGTTAGACGGCGCCCAGCGGGGTAGCAGCGCTAGCCACTCCCTCGCAGCCTCCAACGCGTCCCCGAACAGCGGCACTCTGCGAGCTTTGCCGCTTTTTGGGGGCAACCCTTTGGCGCCCAAGCGCACGTGCACGTGGGGGTTTTCCCCCCGCACAATCAAGTCTTGCAACTCGAGTGACCATTGCTCCCCCTGGCGCAGCCCGGTGCCGATCGCAAATCGGATCATCAGCCGGTAGTGAAGTGGGATCGCAGACGTTTGCCGGAGCATGCTTTGCTCTTCCGGCGTAAGGCACGTCCACTTTTCGCGCGTAGTCTCTGCTACTCCCTTCGTTCGGACTCGAAGCCCTATGCAGGGGTTGGCATCAATCAAGCCCTGCGATACGGCTTCGGCGAAGATCGTAGACACGAGGGAAAGCACGCGCTGCGTCGTTTGCCTGGATATCGTGCGCGCCTCCCTACGGTCTGCAGCCTGCGAAGCGGAGACGGCCCGAAGAAAAGTGCTCACGTCCACGGGCCGAATGCGCTCGATAGCCATTCGAGCGAATGCCGTGGGCGCTACGTGTCGTCGGAACCTTCGGCGCTCCCCTGCAACACCTCGAACCCCGTCAAGTTCTCGAAGGTCGAGAACGCGCAAGCCGAAGTCCCCTAGGGAGGTGCGCCCCACCTGCTTTACGGTTCCTGTGGCGAGCAAATGCGCCGCGCCCCGATCGATCTTTTCGGCTTCTTCGGGCGTGTCGTACGTCCCTAGGGAGTGCCGCTTGCCCTGGGCATCGGGCGCACTGCGCACCCAGTAGCGCACTTTCCCTCGGCTGTTTTGGCGGGTGACACTCACTGGAACCCGGCGCGCTCTAGCACGGCTCTCACGTGTTGCTCCGTTTCAGGGTCTGGGGCAGGGGGGACGGGCCGCACGCGGCGCCTCTTGGGGCGCTGCTTCTCTCCCTCGGCTATCGCATCAAGCACGTGATCTAGCGCAGCGTGGATCGCCCTACGTGTGTCCGCATTCATGGCACAAAGATACTATCAATCTGCAACTAAAGCAAGGCCTTCCTAATCTCAGGGCATGCCCCTGGAAGACATTGTCAATCTGTCGATTACGGCAGAAACCACCACGCCCACGAAGCCGGGCTTCGGTGTTCCGCTGATTCTGGCCAATGGCGTGCCCGCGGGGTTTACGTCTCGGACGCAAGCGTACGCGTCCACCAAGGAAATGACGGACGCGGGTTTCGCCGTCACGCACCCCGCCTACAAGGCGGCGCAGGCGATCTTTTCTCAGAACCCCCGGCCGAAGAAGATCAAGATCGGCCGCCGGGCGCTTGCTCCTACGCAGGCTTTCACCCTCAAGTGTCTTTCGGCTGTAGAGGGTGCAGTATACAAGATTACCTTTGCGGGCACCCCGATCACGTACACCGTTGGGGCTTCGGCAACTACCACCACGGTAGCCGCAGCTATCGAGCTATTGCTTGAAGCAGTGGACGGGGCTAACTCTGAGTTTTCCGCATCTTCCGACACGATTACGTTTACCAACGGCGTAGCCGGCACCTACGAAGATGTCTCCGGGCTTTCGGACAACTTCGTTTTCACGAACACGACTACAGACCCCGGTCTCGCTACGGACCTCGCAGCCATCTTTGCAGAAGATCCGGACTGGTACGGTCTTACCGCGATTGCCCCGAGCAAGGCGGAGTGCCAAGCGATCGCAGCTTGGGCGGAGGCTAACGGGAAGCTTGCGATCCTGAACACCCTGGACGGAGGTGTTCTTGACAACACCGTGACCACTGACGTGGCTTCGGTGCTCAAGGCTTCCGCTTACGCGCGCTCGGGTGTGCTGTTCTCTGGGCAGCTCCTGTCTCACTCGGCTGCAGCTTGGTTTGGCGAGGGCTTCCCGTGGCCCCCGGGCTCGAGCACGTGGAAGTTCAAGACCCTTGCAGGCATCCCCGCAGACAATCTCTCTGCAGGCAAGCAAGCCAACGCGAAAGCCAAGAACTGCAACACCTACGTGCCTGTCGAAGGCGTGAATATCACGCAAGAGGGTGTGACGGCTTCCGGAGAGTTTATCGATGTCACGCACGGGCTGGACTGGCTCCGGGCGGAGATCAAGTTCCGTGTATTCTCCAAGTTCGTCAACGAACGCAAAACGCCGTACACGGACGCGGGCGTTACGTCCGTGCTCTCGGTTATCGACGGCGCTTTGAAAGACGCTGTTCGCGCCACGATCCTTGCCGCAGACCCGGCGCCCGTGAGCTCTGCGCCCAAGGTTTCCGAGATTGATCCGACGGTACGCGCTACGCGCTTGCTCCCGGATATCTCGCTTAGTGGGCGTCTTGCTGGCGCGGTCCACGCATCAGACATCACAGGGACCGTCTCGGCCTAAGGGGTAACGAACATGGCAGACTTTTACGTGCATGACGCAGATCAGATCGCTCTCGCCGTCGTCGGTATCCCGATCGAAGCAGGCTTTGCGGAAGGCGAATTCCTCACTATCGAGGTGCCCGAGAAATTCACCACGAAGCGGGGCGCTCGTGGCGATGTGACGCGCTCCAAGACCTTTAACGGTGAATCCACGGCTACGATCCGGCTCATGCAAAAGAGCCCTTCCAATGCCGCGCTATCTGCCCTCGCAGCGTTGGACGAGAAAGCCCCCAACGGTGCCGGCGTGGGTCCGTTCGTGGCTAAGGACATGCAGGGTGCAACGCTCTACACCGCGTCGAAATGCTGGGTAAAGAAGCCAGCAGACGGGAAGTTCGGCGCCGAAGATATCGTCCGAGAGTGGCAGATTGGGATCGCCGATCTGGTAGCTGTAGAAGCCGGCTAGTCGCCGAAAGCAGTCAACGCCTAAGAGGGTCGCGGTAAACCGGGGCCCTCTTTGCTTTGACACTTCGCGCCTAGTCTCTGGCCATGCGAGAGACGAAAGACAAGGTTATCGGGGTCCACACCTATCGCGTTACGCAGCTGGGTGCGTTGACCGGCAGGAAGGTGTTCGCGCGACTTGCCAAGACACTTGGCCCTGCAGCCGTCAAAGGCTTGGACGTGGCCAAAGCGCTCGAGAGCTTGGAAGAGGATTTCGAGTTTCTCTGCGACACCTTCGCAAAACACACTGCAGTTACCGGAGGAGATTACGGGAGCAAGGCCCCGCAGCTGGATAGTATCTTTGATGCGCACTTCGTTGCAAAGTACCCGGAAATGCTGCAGTGGCTTGTGTTCTGTCTTGAGGTAAACTTTGCGGGTTTTTTTCCGGGGCTTGGAACGATCGCGTCCGTTACAAGTCCAAGCGCAACGGAGTAACGGCGCGCTTCTCCGCATTGACGGAAGAGCATTGGCCCGTGTTCCGTTTGCTCTTGAGCCCTAAGCTCACCGTGACCATGCAAGAGCTCGAAACGGCTTGGAGCTACGAGGATTTCATCGTAGCGCATCAGACGTTGACGGCCTTGGAAGAGGCGGAAGAAAAGGCACTGGAGAGGGCTAACAAGAAGTGAACGCGCTAAGGGAGCTTCTTGCGGTCTTTGATATCAAGGTGGGCGGAGAGGCCCAGCTAAAAGCCCTTGATGAGAAGATCACGTCCGTAGGCTCGAAGCTGAAAGGCGCTGTAGAACTTTTTGCGGGGGGCCTGATTGCGAACGCCGTAAAGGGCTTCGTTTCAGAGCAGATCGATCTCGGCTCGCAAATCAACGATACGGCCGATCGTCTTGGCGTTGGTACGGACGAGCTGCAAGCCTTTCAATTCGCGGCCGGGCTTTCTGGCGTTGCAGCCGAAGGCGCTGCTACGGCCCTCGGCTTCTTGAACAAGAACATTGGCGGAGCGCTTGACGGCAATAAGGAGCTCGTAAAGACCTTCGCCGATCTTGATGTATCGATCAAGGATTCGGGAGGGAACGTTAGAGAACTCGGGGACCTTATCCCCGAGATCGCCGATGCCTTCGAAAAGATGGGATCGGATCAAGAGCGCACGGCGAAAGCCATGGCGATCTTTGGCAAGTCCGGTGCGCAGCTCCTTCCCCTGTTGAAGGGGGGCGCAAAGGGCTTGAAGGAGCTTGACGCCGAATTCAAGCGCTTGGGTGGGGGCCTGTCGAAAGACTTTATCGAGCAAGCCGACAAGGCCGGGGACGAAATCGACAAGATGCGATTTGCGTTCTCGGGGCTCAAGTCGAGAATCGCAGGGGACATTCTTCCAACGCTCACACACCTTGTGATGCGCTTCCAAGGCGCGATCGTCACTCTTCAGCGCGTGGCAACGCATACCAACATTGTGAAGATTGCTATGGGGGCCCTTGCAGGTTTCGGCGTAGCACGGCTAGCGAAGTCCCTCTTGATGCTGGGGCCTGAAGCTCTTGCGATCATCGCAGTGCTTGCAGCCGTGGCGCTGGTAGTAGAAGACCTCTACACGCTCTTCACTGGCGGAGACTCGATTATCGGGGACTTCGTTGACGCGCTTTTTGGTGTTGGCTCCGCAGCTGCAGCCGTGGACTACCTCAAAGCACAATTTACGGAAGTGCTCGAGACGGCCAAGTCACTTGGGCCGATCTTCGATCTTGTGGGCAGTGTGCTCGTGCGAGCGTTCGGCGCCGCATTGCCCGTGCTAGCGGCTTTCTGGAAGAACCAGATCAGTTCTAGCGTCATGTTTTTCCGGATGTTTGTGGACGGCGTAACGGCTGCGTTCGGCTTCCTTGGCAAGCTCGTGGCGTTCGCTGGGCAAACGCTCTCATCCTTCGGCAAACAAGCTGGCATTGATGAGCTGTCGGACTTCGGTGCGAAGCTCTCCGCAGCTGGCGCTAACGTGACTGCTACCGCGCAAACGAACCCCTACGCGGCCGGGGACTTCCGCCCGGAGAGGGGTTACGGGACTTCCCCCGCCGCGTTCGTCCCTTCCCCTGCAGCTGCAAGTGTGAGCCAGTCCAACAGGGTAGAGATCAATGTGCAGGGTACAGGTGATCCCGCCGAGACCGGCCGGGCAACTGCTGGCGCGCTTGGTGGGGCGCTGAATCAAACGGCGCTGCAACAGGCTTTCGGTGCACTGTCGCTTACTGGGGGTGACGAATGAGCGCGTTCATCCAAAGGCCCGGGGGGTCTATCGTGCGCTTTGACCTAGTCATGTCCGAAACCCCCGAGTTTCGTACGACAGTCACGGACTACCCCGTCGAAAAAACGGCAAACGTTGCAGACCACATGCGCAAAGAGCTCGTGCGCGTAACGCTGGAAGTCTACGTAAGTGACACGCCTTTGGTACCCGAAGATCTGGAAGGGAACAACACTCGAGGGGGTGGCATCACGTCGAAGTTTTTGGACGTGCCAAGGGCATCCCCTGCGTTCTCGCCTACGCCCGGCGCAGTGTTCGGCGCCATTGGCAACGCCATATCCAACACGCTTCTAGGCGCAGCTGCGCCCCTCAAGGTTCAGGCTCTCAACTTCGCTAACGAGTTTCGAGCTGCAGAAGATTGCCTGAAGCTACTGGAGAAGATCCGGGACAATTCGGAGCTTGTGGACGTGTACACGAGTGCCCGAATCTATGAGGGCTTCGCACTAGAGAAGATCGGAGGCCCGAAGGTAGACAAAGACTCCGGCGGGGGCGCGAGCTTTACTCTCGACTTTAAAGAAGTTCGCCGGGCTAACGTGGCCATCGTGGCAGCGCCGAAGCCTTCGATCGTCCAAGCGTTCAAGATGAAAGAGCGGGGCAAACAAGACCCGGCTCCCGTAACAGATCCTACGAAGCGATCCGTGTTGCAATCCCTGCGTAAAGGTCTTCCGTAATGCCTGCGATCGTTCCCACAAGCTTCGACACTGAAACGCCCTACTACCGGCAAAGCACCACGCTAGAAGGCCGGGAGTATCAGCTTGAATTCCGGTACAGCAAACGGGAAGACGCTTGGTACTTGAGCTTTTACAAGCTCGAAGCAGACCAGTCACGCACTCCGCTAGCGACTGGCATCAAGATCGTTCCCAACATCGATCTGCTTTCTCGCTTTGTTCGCGCCGACCGTCTTCCGCCCGGAGAGCTTCGTGCCTTCCCGCAAGGCTCGAGCGCAGCTATCCCACAGCTAAGCGAGCTTGGGGCAGGTAAGCGGGTAGAGCTCGTGTACTTCGAGTCTTCGGAGGTCTGATGGGGCCGGCGCTCTTTGATCGCAAGTGGGAGGTGCGGATCGGCACGAAGGAAAAAGGGGGGCTAGATGTCTCCGAACTTCGTACGGCGTTCCACGTCAAGAAGACCCTGAAACGTGAGCCGAACACTTGCGAGTTGAAGATCTGGAACCTTTCGGAAGAGTCCCGGGCGAAGCTCTCCGCCAAAGCGCTAGATGTCTCGCTGAACGCTGGCTACGCAGCCACTGGGGTGCATCAGCTGTACTTGGGGCAGGTAAGGTCTGCAGTGTCTCGAGTGGACGGCCCGGACATTATCACCACGGTGTCTTCAGGCGACGGAGAGAAGGCCCAGCAAGGCACGTGGATCAATCAACCCGTCGGGCCGGCAACACCTGCGTTGCAAGTGTTCCAAGCCATCGTGCAAGAGCTCGGGAAGAAAGGCGTGGGCGCCGGCAACGCTGCAGAGCTCGCAGCCCTGCTATCCGCACGCGGCATTGCCACGTTTCACCCGACGGGGGGCGTGCTTTCCGGCAATGCAGCGATGGTTTTGACAGACCTTTGCCGTTCTGCCGGTATTGAGTGGTCAATCCAAGACGGCGTGATCCAATTCGTTGACGTGATCAAGCCGAGATCTAACTTTGCTGTTCTGCTCTCACCTGCAACGGGCTTGAAGGGTTCCCCGGCGGTCAACGCAAAGGGCGAGGTAGATGCGAAGTGTTCTTTGATCCCTGGGCTGCGTCCGGGCGATCTTGTCGTGTTCGACTCTGTGGCCGTCAAGGGTGGCTACAAGATCACGGAGATCGAATACGTGGGGGACACTCATGGGGATGAATGGGACGCAGAGATCAAGTGCACGCGCTTCTAGGCTGCGAGGGTGAACCCTTCCGTATCTGAAGTGCTCGAAGAAGCCACGCGGCGCGCCCTGCAGGGGGTCTATACGGCTTTGCCGGCCACGGTAGAGGGCTACGACCCTGCAACGCAAACAGCCGATTGCAAGCCGAGCATCAAGCGCCGGATCCAAAAAGGCGACGGTTCAGCGGAGTATCAGGAACTTCCGACCATTCCGAAAGTGCCTGTCGCGTTCCCGCGTGGCGGGGGCTTCGTGCTCTCTTTGCCGCTAGCCAAGGGGGACCGCGTGTTGCTCGTGTTCTCCCAAGCTCCTATCGGAGAGTGGCAAGCTACGGGGCAGGTTGCGGAGCCCCTTGACGGCACGCTACACGGGCTAGGGCATTGCTTTGCGGTACCGGGTGTCTACCCCCTACCCGAGCCATTGAGCGCTGCAGACTTGGCAGCTAGGACGGCCGGGGCAGTGCTCGGTAAGGACGGCGCAGCCCAGCAGATTCGAATCGGGGAAGCCCAGGGGATCCAGCTAGGAGGAGAGACGGCTACGATCCCTCTCACCCTGTCTACCCCGCTGCTAGCGCATATCGCCCTGCAGACTTCGGCGCTTTCTTCGATCGTCGGCTCCCTTACGGCGCTCCAAGGGTACTGCGATGCCCTGAATCTGCTACTTGCGGGCGCAGCTGCGCCAGCTGCAGCCACTTCGGCTACGGCGCTGATTGCTGCTAGCGGGGCCGTGACATCTGCGAGCACTCCCCCCACAGTGGGGGCCACGTTGGTCAAAGGCATTTGACCTAGCCTTCGGCGTGTCCACGTTTGCGCAAACGTCCGAAGGCGATCTGCAGATCGTAAACGGTCGACTTGTCTTGGAGAAAGACCCGGCAAAGGTTGCAGCCATCACGATTCGAAACAAGCTCCTTCGCTGGAAGGGGTCTTGGTTTCTCGATACTGAAGAGGGCATCCCCTATCTGAAGTTCGTATTGCGCAAGGCTCCAGATCTGGCCGTGGTCCGGCGCATCTTCGAGAAAGTGATCTTGGGTACCGCGTTCGTGGCTTCTCTGGAGTCTTTGGATCTTTCCGTGCGCCCCGATCGCACCCTCTTGGTTTCGTTCCGGGCTATTTGTGATGACGGGCGCGCAATCGCTGGGGGCATCGGGGACAGATTTGTCATTGAGGTAGAAGAATGAGCGTTACACCCGCGGGCCTTGTCACTCCCACGCTGGAAGAGATTCGAGCGGAGATCGAAGCCGATCTTTTGGCAAACGTGGATCCTTCGTTGGACCTTTCGGCAAACCAGCCAATGGGGCAGATCGTAGGCATCTTCGCAGCCAAGCTTGCCAACGCCTACGAGCTGATCACTGTCGCATACAACGCGTTCAATCCGGCTGCTTGCGAAGGGTTCGCACTCGAGACGGTTTCGGCCATCACGGGCACCACGAGACAAGCCGCAACGCGCTCCCGTGTACAGTGTACGGTCAACGTCAACTCGGGTTTCACGGCTGCAGTGGGCGCCATGTTGGCCAATGTGGAAGGCTACCCGGGCATCGTGTTCCGCAATGAGGCTTCGATAGGTCCCGTAGGTTCTACGGGCAACTATTCGCTTTGGTTCGAGGCGGTAGATCTCGGCCCCGTGGTGGCCAATGCTGGCACGCTGGACACTATCTTTGCGCCGTTGTCCGGCTGGAACAGCATCACGAATGCTAACGACGCTGCTATCGGTCTCGCAGAAGACGGAGACGAAGACCTGCGGCTGCGCAGGCTGGAAGAGCTCGCGGCCGGGGGAGGTAGCACTCCCGATGCCATTCGAGCGGACGTGCTGCAGGTAGAAAATGTGGAGCAGGTTTACGTGTTCGAGAACAACACGGACTTTACCGACTCAGACGGGGTGCCCTCAAAACATATCGAGGTGCTCGTTTACGATGGCCCTAGCCCCGCAGCTTCCGACGCAGCTATCCGGGCTGCAATCTGGAAGAACAAGGGCTCGGGCACGAACACGCACGGAAGCGTCTCGGGGGTGACTCCCGATTCTAAGGGGGTCAATCGACTTGTAAAGTTCTCGCGCCCTGCTCAAAAACCGCTGCACTTTGCATATACCGTGACGGTCAACCCGTCGCTGTTCCCAAGCAACGGTGCAGACCTCATCAAAGCGGAAGCGGCTAAGAAGGTTCTGTCCACCCAGGGGCAAGGGACAGACGTCATTGCGCTTGCATATCGTGCGGCTGCTTTGGCTGTGCCCGGTGTTGTGGA